CAACATGCTGTATGGCCAGTTGGGTCTGACTCCCGAAATCATGAACGGTACAGCTGACGAAATGGCGATGAAGAACTACTTCGCCAGGACAATCGAGCCTCTACTCGATGCGATCGTCGAAGGTATGCGACGCGTCTTCCTCACGAAGACCGCGCGCACTCAAGGTCAGACGATCATGTACTTCCGGGATCCGTTCAAGTTCGTTCCGATCGGCGGTGAAGGTGGAATCGCCGACATCGCGGACAAGTTCGCGCGTAATGAGATCACTTCTTCGAATGAGATCCGGCAAGCCATCGGAATGAAGCCTCGTCCCGAGCCCAAGGCAGATCAGTTGGTGAACTCCAACATGCCTGTGGGAGATACGGGAGTCGATTTGCCAGACCCGTCAACCAACGGGAACGGCGCTGGGCCTCTTGACGAGGTCGAGCAGGAGATCGACAAGGCTCTGTCGACGTTCGGATTGGGGGCGAGCTCGAATTGAAGCTCCCAAATGGTGAAGTTCTAATGCATGCCGGGAGTCCGTACGATCCCGTCAAGGCGCACGAGTACTACATCCGAACACGGCAACTCAAAGGCCGTAAACCAGGAGCAGGTAGGCCTGGTGGTGGTATCGCGCCGCCTCGAGCCGCAGATAATCAGCAGAGGAAGATCGCTGCGGCAGAGCAGGTTGCCCGCCTAAGGTCAAAGCTTGCGCAACTCCAAACGGAGTTGAAGAAGCGGATGGCCGAAGCTCGAAAGGCGGATGCAGAGGCCAAGAAACCGGCCACGGCAGCCGAGAAGCGCCAAGCAGCAAAAGATGCAAAGAAGTACCGCGACAAGAATCAGCAGAAGGTCAAGGCCGCAGCCAAGAAGGCTGCTGCTAAGTCCAGCGGCGGTGGTGGAGGAGCTTCGGCTTCGAAATCTTCGTCTAAGGGCGGTAATTCGGTCGAAGATCTGAAGCGGACGATTGATCGGGTGCGAACGGACCTCGCAGCCGCTGTCGCACGACAACGCGCTCTCGGCTAGAACGCCGAAGATCCAATTCGAAAGGAACTCCAATGCGAAAGTCTGCAGAGGTGGACTTCGGCGACGTCTCGTCGGAGAACAGCCTGATGCACGAAAGGAAGCCGGACTTCAGCGGCTGGGCCACCAAGGCCGATCTGAAGTGCTCAGACGGACGGATCATCCTCAAGGGTGCGTTCGCGCACCAGGACAAGGTACAGGTCCCGCTCGTCTGGCAGCACGGTCACTCCGAGCCGAGCAACATTCTCGGCCACACCATCCTGGAGAACCGTGACGAGGGTGTCTACTGCTACGGCTATTTCAACGACACCGAGCAGGCGGAGAACGCAAAGAAGCTGGTGACCCACAAGGACATCAGCGCTCTGTCGATCTTCGCGAATCAACTCGTCGAGAAGGCCAAGAAGGTCTCGCACGGCATCATTCGTGAAGTGTCTCTGGTCCTTGCGGGAGCCAACCCTGGCGCACTCATCGACAACATCGAGCTCCAGCATGGTGATGGGGATCTCGTTGTGATCGACGACGAGGCCGTCATCTACACCGGTGAGCTTCTCCACGCCGAGAGCGAGGAAGAGATCGGCGAGCCGGGTTCCCCGCCGGAGGAGACTCCGAACGAGGGAGAAGGCGGAGAAGAGGAGCAGCAGGAAGGCTCCGAGGAAGGCGGCGAGGAGGAAAGCGCCGAGGAAGGCGAGGGCGAAGACGGTCCGACGGTTCAGGACGTCTACGACTCGATGTCCGACGAGCAGAAGGAAGTCGTCCACTACATGGTGGGCGCGGCGCTCGACGGTTCCGCCACGGAAAACGAGGAAGTCGTACAGCACGGCGACGACCCAAACAACGAGGAAAAGGACCAGAGAACCATGAAGAGGAACGTCTTCGAGCAGGAAAACGGAGGCAAGGAGGGTGACGGCGCCAAGCACGAGCTCTCTCACGACGCAATCAAGGGCATCGTCGCCGATGCCAACCGGCTCGGCTCGCTGAAGGAAGCGGTCGAGGAGTACGCGATCAAGCACGGGATCGAGAACATCGACATTCTCTTCCCGGACGCCCGGAACGTCACCTCGACCCCGGAGTTCGACAAGCGTCGGACCGAGTGGGTCTCCGCGGTGATCAACGGGACCAACCACTCGCCGTTCTCCAGGATCAAGTCCCTGGTGGCCGACATCACGCACGAGGAAGCTCGCGCGCGCGGCTACATCAAGGGCAACCTGAAGAAGGAGGAGTGGTTCGGACTCGTCAAGAGGGTCACGACGCCGTCCACGATCTACAAGAAGCAGCGTCTGGATCGGGACGACATCATCGACATCACGGATTTCGACGTGGTGGCGTGGCTCAAGGGCGAGATGCGTCTGATGCTCGACGAGGAGCTGGCTCGCGCAGTCCTCATCGGTGACGGACTTGAGGTCGACGACGAGGACAAGATCAAGGACCCGGCGGGCTCCAACGAGGGCGCTGGCATCCGTTCGATCCTCCACGACGACGATCTGTACGCGGCGACCGTCAACGTGAACATCGACGACGCCTCCTCCAGCCCGAGCGAGATCGTGGACGCGGTCCTGCTCAACATGGGCCTCTACAAGGGCTCCGGCAGCCCGACGTTCTTCACCACGCTGCCGATGCTCACCAAGATGCTCCTCGCGAAGGACACCCTGGGACGTCGCCTGTACCGGACGGCCTCGGACCTCGCTTCGGAGCTGCAGGTCGCTTCCATCCAGACCGTCGAGGTTCTGGAGCAGGAGGACGACCTGGTCGGCATCATCGTGAACCTCCGGGACTACACCCTCGGAGCGGACCGCGGTGGCGACGTGGCGATGTTCGACGATTTCGACATCGACTACAACCAGTACAAGTACCTGATCGAGACGCGTCTGTCGGGCGCCCTCACCAAGATCCGGTCGGCGATCATCGTCAAGAAGGTCGCGGGCTCCGACGCACTGGTCACCCCGGCGGCACCGACCTACGACCCGGAGACGGGTGAGGTCACGATCGTCGACACCACCGGTGTCGTCTACAAGAGGACGGACACGAACGCGACGGTCAACGCCGCGGGCAGCCCGTACACCGTGGACGAGGGCGAGTCCCTCACCATCGAGGCCACTCCGGCGTCTGGCAAGTACTTTGCCAACAACGTCGACGACGAGTGGACCTTCGAGAACCCCACGTCATAGTCAAGTAGCACTTAATGGCGAGGTTCCACGGTAAGGTCGGGTACGGCACTAGTACCGAAGGTGCTTCCGGAGTATGGGAAGACACCATCGAGGAGAGGGAATACTACGGCGACGTAATTCGTAATTCTCGTACCCTCTCTGAAGGGGAGAATCTCAGCAAAGATCTCTCAGTCCAAAACTCTATCTCAATCGTGGCCGATGCTTATGCAAATGAGCATTTCTTCGCCATTCGGTACGTGGAATGGGCGGGTGAACGTTGGACAGTCTCCGATGTGGAGGTCCAGCGTCCCCGCCTAATTCTGCGTCTCGGGGAGGTGTACCATGGCCCGGTTGCGAACTGATCTCCAAGTCATACTGGAGACTATTGCTGAGGCCGTTTATTTCCAACCGCCTACTAATAGTCAAATCGACTATCCCTGCATCGTCTACAGGCTAGATGATCATCGTGCGGACTACGCAGACAACGGCAAGTACGACTCCCACAAGCGGTACCAAGTGACGGTCATCGACCGAAATCCCGATAGTGAGCTGCCAGATCGAGTGTTTGAGCTGCCAACGTGTCAGTTCGACCGATTCTTTACGGCAGAAGGGCTCAATCACTGGGTCTACAACCTTTTCTTCTAGAAAGGAACTGAACACAACATGACAGTCCTGGAATGGGACAAGGTTGGCGAGCGTCTCTACGAGACTGGCGTCGACCATGGGGTCCTGTACCTCATCAACCCCGACGGGGAGTACGACACCGGAGTCGCTTGGAACGGTCTGACGACCGTCACCGAGTCGCCTTCCGGTGCAGAGTCCAACCCGCAGTTCGCGGACAACATCAAGTACCTGAACCTTCTGTCGGCCGAGGAGTTCGGCGCGACGATCGAGGCGTTCACGTACCCGGATGAGTTCGCGGAGTGCGACGGATCCGCATCACCGGCTCCGGGCGTGGTTGTCGGACAGCAGGGCCGCAAGGTCTTCGGTCTGGCATATCGCACCAAGGTCGGCGATGACATCTCGGGCACGGATGCAGGCTACAAGCTGCATCTCGTCTACGGCGCTCAGGCGTCACCGTCCGAGAAGGCGTACGCCACGATCAACGACTCGCCGGAGGCGATCGCGTTCTCGTGGGAGGTGGCCACCACTCCGGTCAACGTGACCGGTCTGAACCCCACCTCGCTGATCGTCGTCGATTCGACCAAGGTCGATGGGGCGGCGCTGGCCGATCTCGAGGAGATCCTGTTCGGAACGGAGTCGGACGACGCCCGTCTGCCTCTGCCGGACGAGGTCATCTCGATCCTGGGCGGTGAGGTCACCGACGTCGACCTCGGTACCCCGGCCAACCAGCCGTCGTACAACGCAGGTACCCACGTGGTCACCCTGCCCGCCGTCACCGGTGTGGTCTGGGAGATCAATGGGGAGGAAGTCTCGTCGGGGGCGCAGCCCGCGCTCACCGTCGGTCAGTCGGCGCACGTCAAGGCGAAGGCCGCAAGCGGCTACAACCTCGAGGGCTCCGACGACTGGGACTTCGACTACTAGTAATTCTGGAAGGAGGGCCAGGGAATGCTCACTATTGTGGTCTCAGCAGTCGAATCATTCGACGATACGACGCAGGAATTCGTTTCGAAGGGTGGGACGGCTCTGGTACTAGAGCATTCTCTGGTCAGCCTTTCAAAATGGGAGTCAGAACACGAAAAGCCGTTCTTGGGTAAAGAAGAGAAGACTGAGGAAGAGGTCATCTCGTACATAAAAGCGATGACGTTGACGCCAAATGTCCCCGCGGAGATTTTCACACAACTCTCTGAGGACAACTTCATAGAGATCAATCGCTACATCGAGTCCAAGCAGTCGGCAACGTGGTTCAGTGAGGCTCCTGGCGCGCCCAAGAGTTCGGAGGTTATCACTTCCGAGCTGATCTACTACTGGATGACGGTCTTCAACATTCCGTTTGAGACGGAAACATGGAACCTCAACCGGTTGTTCAACCTGATTCGGATCTGCAACATCAAGGCAGCTAAGCCGAAGAAGATGAGCCGTCAAGAACAGGCTCAGAGGCAACGCGATCTTAACGCTCAGCGCAAAGCGCAGCTGGGCACACGGGGATAGAAAGGAGGACGCATGGCCGGACTAGTTTGGGACGCAGTAGGAGAACGTCGGTACGAGACCGGTGTCGACCGTGGCGTCCTGTATCACCCCGACAACGTCGCCATTGCATGGAACGGGTTGGTCTCACTTACCGAGAATCTTGGTCGAGAGGTCAAGTCCTACTACATCGATGGCGTCAAGTACCTCGACTACCAGGTCATTGGGGATTATCAAGCCACGCTGAAGGCTTTCACATACCCCGATGAGCTCAACGATCTGATCGGAACGGCGCTATTTGCTCCGGGGGTCTATCTCCACGATCAAAAGTCACGAGCATTCAGCATTGCGTATCGGACCATGGAAGAAGACGATCTGGGATCAGGTGACTACAAGCTTCACCTCGTCTACAACGTCTTGGCCACTCCGAGCAACGCTGACTTCCTCACGAAGTCCGACAAGACCGATCTGACGCCAATGGAGTGGACCCTCAACGGTACTCCGCCAACGGCAGACGGCATTCGTCCTACAAGTCACATCACGCTGCATAGTCGTTCGATCGATTCAGCACTTCTGGCTCAGCTTGAGTTGCAGCTGTATGGCGATGAGAGCAACGCGCCATATTTGCAAGCGCTTCCTGACCTACTCACCTTTATCGAATCGTACTATGCCGGATGATCAGGGTCACCAATCGAGGTTCGTTCAAGAACTTTGAGGCCTTCGCTGCTCGTATGAAGCAGCGTACATATTTGACCGCGCTGGAGAAGTACGGACCACAAGGCGTGGCCGCTCTTGCCGCAGCCACTCCGGTGGAGTCTGGTGAGACTGCTCGTGCTTGGTACTACTTCACCATCAATCGTCCTGGATATTTCAGCATCCAGTGGGCGAACTCCCATATGGAGTCCGGCATTTCCATCGCCGCGATCCTGCAGTACGGCCACGGCACCAAGCAGGGTGTCTTCATCGAGGGCCGGGACTACATCAACCCTGCGATGCGGCCGATATTTGACCAGATCGCGCAAGACATGTGGAAGGAGGTGACTAAGTAGTGGCCAGTATCGACGAACGAGTAGTAGCAATGAGCTTCGAGAACCAAGTGTTCGAGCAGCGAGTCGCGCAGACGATGGCGACGCTGACGAAGCTCAATACCGCGATCAACAATCTCGGTAAGAACACCACTGGCTTCTCTGATATCGAGAAGGCTGCTTCCAAGGTCACCCTTACTCCCGCCATGTCGGCGCTGGACAAGCTCCGGGCGCGTTTGGGCAACGTAGGACACGGTGCAGCAGAAGGCTTCAGCGAAATTGACCGAGCTTCTAGCAAGGTCAGTCTCAGCGGAGTTCTCGGTGCACTAGACAAACTTCGGACACGTTTGTTCGGAGCAAGTCGCGGAGCTCCTGAAGCATTCGGTGAAATCGAGCGAGCATCGGCCAAGGTTACGCTTGCGCCTTTGACTTCGGCTCTGGATCATGTCACCGCCAAATTCAGTGGCATGACAGTGGCCTTCACTGCCGCATTGGGGACGATGGTCTCTACTGCGACCATGAAGGCGCAGGAGATCACCAAGTCGCTGACTCTCGGCCCCATTACTGGTGGCCTTCAAGAGTATGCGACCAACCTGCAGTCGATTCAGACGATTCTGGCAAATACTCAGTTCGAGGGTGCCAACCTTCAAGATGTAAACAAGGCACTCAACCAGCTGAACCATTATTCAGACCAGACGATCTACAACTTCGGTCAGATGGCCAAGAACATCGGTACCTTCACGGCTGCCGGTGTTCAGTTGGAGCCTGCGGTCCAGTCGATCAAGGGTATTGCCAACCTGGCAGCATTGTCTGGTTCAAGTGCCGAGCAAGCCTCCGGCGCGATGTATCAGCTGTCTCAGGCCATTGCATCTGGTCGAGTCTCACTGCAGGACTGGAACTCGGTCGTCAACGCCGGTATGGGTGGCGCCACCTTCCAGAGAGCTCTTGTCAACACGGCCCAAGCCATGGGTACGGTTGCCGAGGGCGCAGTCAAGATCGATAAGGCCACTGGTAAGGCGACCATCAACGGTCAGTCTTTCCGAGAGTCGATCACTGCTCGCCCAGGCGAGAAGTCCTGGCTGACGTCTGACGTCCTGACAAACACTCTTTCGCAATTCACGGGCGACCTGACAAAGGCTCAGCTCAAGGCTCAGGGCTTCAACGATCAGCAGATCAAGGCCATTCAGCAGACGGCGACCACCGCCAAGAAGGCAGCTACCGAGGTCAAGACCCTCAGTGGCGTCTTCGACGTGGCGAAGGAAGCGATGGGGTCTGGTTGGGCAGCAACCTTCCAGATCATATTCGGTAACTTCAAGGAAGCCAAGAAGACGTTCACCGATTTGTCCAATGCCATTCAGAACATGATTGGCAATGCGGCAAAGACGCGCAACGAGATCCTTACCGAGTGGAAGAAGCTCGGCGGACGTGAAGAACTTATTAAGGGGATCAAGGCAGCCTTTGAGTCGCTTCTGTCGGTACTCAAGCCGATCAAGGATGCATTCCGCGACATATTCCCGCGTAAGACGGGTCAGGATCTCTTCGAGCTCACGGTTCGGTTCCGTGAGTTCATGGAGGGCCTCAAGCTCGGTCCGGAAACCGCGGATAACCTCCGGCGAACTTTCGCTGGGTTGTTCGCGACGATGCATCTTGGCTTTACGATCACCAAGACAATTGCCTCGAACATCGCGCACCTTCTTGGCATAGTGGGTAATGGCTCCGGTGGATTCCTGGCATTCACAGGATCTGTCGGCGACTTTATCGTCGCGCTCGATAAGGCAATAGGTCGAGGTAAGGGGTTCCAGGACGTCTTTGACGAACTGGCAGGTAGTCTTGATGGCCCGGCAAAGGCCCTGAAGAACCTCTCGAATCTCCTCAGTGGTCTGTTCTCCGGTGACGCTGAAGGCGCAGCAAACGATCTGGATTCACTCAAGAAGTCGCTTGGTCCTCTAGGCCGAATCCTTGACGGGGTTACTCGAGCCTGGGAGAGCTTCAAGGACACGCTTGAGGAAGTCGTGGACGTCGTACGTCCGGTTGTCGTCAAGGTGCACGACATATTTGCATCAATCGGACACGCGATCGTCAACGGCCTCAAGAGCGTCAGTTACGACGATGTGATGACGTTCATCCAGACCACCTTCTTGGGTGGTATCGCAGTTGGTGTCAAGAAGCTCCTTAAGGGAATCGGTATCGATTTCTCTGGTGGAGCAATCAAGAGCTTCAAGGAAGTCACTGACCAGCTCAGTACTACGCTTGGAGCGATTCAGAAGAACATCAACGCGAGAACCATGCTTCTTATCGCGGGAGCCGTGCTTGCACTGGCTGCTGCCTGCGTCGTGTTCGCCAACATTGACGCGAAGAAGCTCGGTAAGGCTATGGCGGCTGTCTCGGTTGGCATCGGCCAGCTGGTGGGCGCCATGTTCCTGCTGACTCGAGTCGGAAAAGCAGGCATCCTGCTTCTGCCGTTCATGGCCACCAGCATGTTGCTTCTGGCCGCGGCAGTCGACGTGCTTGCTATCGCTGTGTTCGCGTTTGCCAAGCTCGACTGGGAGGAGCTCGCAAGAGGTCTTCTTGGTATTACCGGCGCTCTGGTAGCGATTGGTACAGCCACCAAACTTATGGGTCCCAGCCTCGTGTTGGTCGGACCCGGTCTTATTGCTGTTGCCATCGCAATGAATCTGCTCGCAGTGTCCATGGCTGTATTCGGCAACATGGACTGGGGCACGATCATCAAGGGCTTCATCGGTATGACGGCGGCTCTGGTTGCCGTAGGCGTGGCAACGAAGGGCCTCGGCCCTCAGTTGTTGCTTACGGGTCCAGGATTGATCCTTGTCTCTACAGGACTCATTCTCCTCTCCGGAGCGATGAAGGCCTTTGGGGGCATGAGCCTATTCGAGATCGCCAAGAGCCTGATCGCTGTTGCTGGAGCATTGGTCGTCATCGGCGTGGCCGTCAGTGCCATTCCTCCGACGATTGCGCTGCAAGCTGCTGGCCTAGTTATCCTCGCTGTCGCGCTCAACGGTATCGCGGTGGCTATGGGGATATTTGGGTCGCTGAACATCGGCACGATTATCAAGGGTCTCGCCGCCATGGGAGCCACCCTTATCGTATTTGCTGCCGGTCTCACAGCTATGGCTGGAACCATTCCAGGTTCAGTGGCCTTGCTGGCAGCTGCCGCGGGATTTGCCATCCTGACACCCTCACTCGTGGTGCTGGGCTCCCTCAAGTGGAGCACCATCATCAAGGGCCTTGCTGCTATTGCAGCGACAATGGGTGTCTTGGCGGCGGTTGGTGCTCTCGCTGCTGGACCGTTGACTGCACTGGGCGTAGCCCTCGTTGTCATCGGTGCCAGTGTCCTGCTGGTCTCGACCGGTATCTACGTCCTAGCGAAGGCGTTTGCGCTACTCGGCGACCAAGGTCAGAAGGGTGCGGCGGTAATGATCACGGCTATCACAGCCCTGATCGCGCTTATCCCGAAGATGGTCATCGAGTTCCTCAAGGGCCTAGCCGACATCGGCGAGCAAATGGTCAAGTTGATGCCCCAGATCGTCACCAACATGGTGAAGATCGTCGGCATATTCTTGGATGGTCTGATCCAGTTGTTACCGAAGGCTTCCGAGTTCATCGGTGCTCTGCTGGGGACGATTGTCTCCTTGATCGAGCGTCATGCCGAGCCCATGATCAAGGCGGGTTACCACCTGTTCTTGGCATTCCTTAAGGGTCTGGCAGACAACATCGGTCCGGTTACGGAACAAGTCGGCAGAATCGTTGCCGGGTTCCTAGGTGCCTTGGCTACCCAAGCACCGCAGATCGTGGCCGGTGGCGCAAAGCTCATAGTCAATTTCCTCAGCGGAATTGCCAAGCGGATGCCGGGCATTGTCGCAGCCGGAGCTCGAGTAATCGTTCGATTCCTCGGGGCAATGGCCGACAAGATCGGTGGCGTCGTCGTTCAGGCTGGCAAGCTGATCACCAAGTTCCTGAATGCCGTCGCAAATCGGATTCCGAGTATTGTCCGGGCAGGTGCAAACATTATCGTTAAGTTCATTAACGGTATTGCGAACCAGCTCCCGCGCATTATTCGGTCGGGTGCCAACCTGGTTATCTCGTGGATACGAGGTATATCTCAGCAGGCGCCTCGCATTGCCGATGCGGGCTTCAAGGCCGTTATTCGGTTCATGAATGGTCTAGCGCGAGCTATCCGTCAGAACCGTCAGCAGATGGTCAACGCTGGCTATAACCTCGCGAGGGCAATCGTCGAGGGCCTAGTCAAGGGTATGGCCC